GTCCATAGCCTGTTGCATATTAGCTATAGCCACTTCGTACTCCTGAAGCGCCTCATTCGTCCTCTCAATGAGATTATCAAACTGGGTACCCAACACCCTAGCCTCGGCTCCAGCGTCCACCACGGCCTTCTCCTGGGCTTCTAGGCGGCTAAAAAACTCTGATGCCGCCCAGATACCACCTGCCAGTGTAGAGCCAAAAGACAAAAGCACAGCAATGTACACGCCTTTAAAGCTTGTACCACCGACGTTTACCTCAAGATCCTGTAGTGCCATTGAGACATCCCTCCGGATCTGGCGAAAACCAACACTGGCCTTCGGGTGATGTTCTAAAGAATTCCGTTTGAGATCCCTGAGTAATCACATCAACAGAACTCTTGAAGTAGTTGTCAAGAGCAAACGTAACCCCAAAGGTTGCAAAGTCTATAAACAATTGACCTGACGTAGAATCAAAGTACGAGTTAGATACTTCAGCGTAAGTAGCTCTCATGTCGTATGCAGTCTGGTTTGCTGTCGCTACCATCTCAGCATCGTTAGCTACTGCCATATACGCACCTGCTATCTGTGCCGCAGTTTCTACACCTTTTAAAGAGTCGTTGTAAAAATCAACTTCAGCATCCTTTAAGACTACATCGTTAGTTTCAATGTACTCTTGAAGGGCCATAGATTCACGGGCATCAGGGGCATTCTGAGCATCCTGCGCCATCTCGTTAACCACAGCTACCTCGATAACTGCTTGTGCGGCCTGAACAAAAGTATCAACCGCAATGTTAACCTCGCTCATAGCAAGATCTGCCTGTTGATCAAGGTACTCTTGAGCGCCCGGATCGTAGGTATAGGCAGTGTTTTGCACTGCGGCTAGTGCGTTGTTATATGCAGAAGATTGAGCGTAGCTAATTAGTCCGGGATCAACCGTGCCTGACTCTACTATCTCACCTTGCGAAGCATAGCTTTGCGCTCCACCAACTGCTTGTATTCCATACTTAAAACTATCTCTAATACTCTGAGAGGTAGTAATTAGTGTTGATATTTCATTCGCGTAAGCTGGAACGGAAACGAGCAGAAACGCTAATAACGCTATCTTCTTGTTCTGGTTCATTGCTACCTACCCCCAATATTGTGTCGTAAAACTCTCGATCTTCCGAGTAGTTGGGTATGTGTATTTCTGGGTTTTGCTTAATCTCTAGTAATGCGCTCTTACCTACTATCAACTTGCCGTTTCTCATAATGGGACACGGAGTTGCTGACATCCACATCGCACGCCATACGTGTGGGTTCTGGCACATAAGCGATACCGCCGCTACTTTCATGCCCATGTTGGACAGAGTGATAGAGTTTCTCCTGCGATTACACTCTTCATCCTGCATGTACTTACCGGAGCTAACGCCTACGCCGATAAGTTGAATACCGCCTGTAATGCTTCGTAGACATGACTCTTGACCGCTAGATATAAGGCTTGGGCTAATCGCTGTATTTACTGGCATACCGCTAGATCCTGCGCCGTTATAGTTTTTGGTCGTGTTGTAACTGCTGTCTACGTTGTCTCCATTTACTTGCGTGTTGCTGTTTAGATCACCTTCCTGAGTATTTTCTGGTAGCTCAGGAGCCACCTCTATCTGCCCGTAAACATTGGCTGATAACAGCAATAACAATACGAGCAGACGCACATCAAATGCCCGAGCTTAATTGTACAGACAAAGTCCACGTTGCACTGTCTTGGATTGTTTGCGTGGCTGTGTCACGTATTTGAATTAACAGACTGGAAGAAGAACTACCATTCGTTACTTGTCTTAATGACCATGCTCGATTTGAGCTAAGAGCTTGCCATGATCCGACTGTTCCGGTGCTGGGGTTTGACCCTGAAGAAACTGTAGCTTTAACTTCGTAGTCATCACCAAGCCCAGCTTCCGGAGCCGCAGACCACCAGTCAGTAACACTAACTGCTAAGTTGCCTGTGCCGCTGACCTCACCGTCACTTTCAATTGTAAGGCTTGCAACAGACTGCCCACCAAAAGCAAGATCAGAGGCGGAGCAAGCTACTAGGTTAATGCTATCTGCACTGGCGCCATACCAGTCATCAAATGACATTTCGCTCTCAGAAACTGCGCTAATTAAATCTCTAACATCAGAGTCATTGAGAGTTACAGAAGTGCCTGTAGTGCCGCCTGCTTCTATATGAATCTCGTTAAGACTAATTGCGCCACTATTTTGTAAAGCCATTAGATCGTACCGTAAGCTGTTACGTTGTCAGCAGAAGTAACTGCACCGTCAGTACCTAATTTAAATACGTCAGTGCCGTTGTATTCAAACACCAACTCATTGGTATCTAGCTTGATTGTCCAGTTACCTAGAGACAAAGTAGTTGCACTTAAAGTAGTTACAGAAGCTGTAGGTATGGTTGCTGTGCCAGTAAATGTAGGCGAAGCCTTATCCGCTTTAGAGTTAACAGCAGTTTTGATTGCTTCAAACTCAGCAGTAAACTCAGCACCCTTAACAACCTTTCCAGAGTCGCCTGTATTTAATGCGTCTTTAGCGCCAAAGTTCGTAATTACCGTATAGTCACTCATAATTTAATCCGCATCATCTGGGTGTGTGGGCCATGTAATTGTGTTAGGAAATCCTGACTGCTGAGGAACATCACGCAAGTTCTGCCGATACGTAGACATTTCACTCGACATCGTGACATCGCTCAGCGCGTAGACATCGGTTTCTTTCAACAGCTCGTCTCTCTCTTTTCGCCGTATTGCGGCAATCTCTGCATCGGTAAAATCAATCAGCTTCCAGGCTGTGCCTGTCCACGTGAGATGTTGAAATTGAGTTGGAGTAGGCGGCGCGCTGACTGCCGTGTACCCTGCACTAGATATCTGTGATGCAGTAAACGTACTGGAGTCCGTACGGGTTTTGCCACTAGACAACCTTATACGCTCAGGCAGTTCTGCTGGGTATGATCCGTTTTTTGTGTAAAGTGTCATCCCTTAAACCTCATTTTCGTATGCTGACCTAAGACTCCATATTCCACTGTTCTTTACGTTGCCGTAAGTAATGTCGCTAGTTCTACTTAACACTGCTGTCAATGCGATGTTTTGATCTGAGCTGTTCCAAGTAAGCGAAGAGGGATCTTCAGTTCCTGACGAAACTCCTGTTTTGTAATAGACAGCGGCAGACCCGCCAACTGCGGCGTTTTGGCTTGCAAGAGTATATCCACTAGGACCAGACGATACAGTACTTGAGTCATCGTCCAGTCCTGAAAGAGCAAGCACGATTGAATTGTCATCAACTACGCTTGCCGCTGGCGGATTAGATGAAGTTCCGTTTGCTATAGCCGCTGAAGATAAAGATGTAAATGAAACATCTCTAAACGCCGCAAGAATTATTGAATCCATGCCGCTGGTAAAGTAAATCGAAGAGTCTACGGTTGATCCCATAGTTTTATGAGCAATGATATGTAGGATACTGCTTTGAAAATCATTACGCACCGTAGTCCAGCCCGGCGAATTAGTTGCATTAATAGATCGAGTGCCAGAGTCCTGAGTGGCAAACAAAACAAGCAAATCATTCTCTTGCAAGCCTGCAATCGTAAAGTTAAAAAAATACGAATTGCCTTTAGAAGCTGCGCCTACAAAAGACGGAGTCCCTAAAGTCGAACTTACTATGTACTGCTCGGTAGCCCCAAGGTCTAAAACTTTTCCAATGATCCCACCGTTATCGTAGTAGCTCATTAGCTGATCTCTTCGTAGCTACATACTGCCTCAAGGTCACTTGCCGCAGACGCACTCAGGCGTATAGAGCAGTTTTCCTCTAGGTAGATGCCTGTCTCTTTTGAAAGAACAACCAGCGTTGTATCAGCGGGCACGGTAATGGTTTTGGCTAGGTGCCGATCTGTAGACCCAGAGCGGTGAACCACTGTAATGTCTGCGTTGTTTGTGCCGTCTACGTTAGAGATGATTAACGTGTTGACCTTAAATACCTTGCCGCTAGAGCTGGCATTAGAAACAATAGCCGCCGCAGAAGTGCCAACAGCTTGTGTTGCCGTCTTGCCTGTAATGGTTGTAAGACTTGCAATGTTTGGAG